CAGGCGGAGCGTTATACCCATGTGATGAATCGCAGCACGAATCAGATAAAAAAACTTCAGGTCAGCAAATTTTATCGTGATGTCGAACTCACGCCCTCCAATGTCGAAACCAATGCAATTACGAATAAGTACATAGAAATTGGAGGCGTGAGGCCGTCGTGGGATAAGGACGAGCGACATCAGCTTCTAGAGATGCACGTTGATCTGGACTTACCCGGATTTGAAAGTCCCGATGGGATTGCGCTTCCTTATGTAGTTACAATCGACAAGGGCAACGATACGATTCTGTCGATCTACAGAAATTGGTCCGAAGACGATCCCCACAGAACCAAGAAGCAGCACTTCGTACATTATGGATATGTGCCTGGGATTGGATTTTATAATCTCGGATTGATCCATATGATCGGAGGACTCGCAAAATCAGCGACCAGCCTGCTGCGTCAGCTTGTTGATGCGGGAACTTTGTCCAATCTGCCCGGAGGGCTCAAGACTCGTGGGCTTAGGATCAAAGGTGATGATACGCCGATCATGCCGGGGGAATTCAGGGACGTTGATGTCCCCGGTGGCGTTATTAGGGACAACATCACCTTCCTTCCCTATAAGGAACCTTCTTCAGTCCTTTATCAGTTGTTGGGTAACATCGTGGAGGAAGGCCGACGCTTTGCGTCGATGGCTGACCTCAAGGTAGCAGACATGAACCAAGAGGCTCCGGTAGGAACTACTCTTGCGATCATGGAGCGGGCAATGAAGGTGCAGTCCGCGATCCAGGCGCGTATCCATGCGAGCCTTAAACAGGAATATAAAATCCTGGCCACGATTGTTCGCGACTATACGGATCCGGCATATCCATATGAGACGGATGAGGGAGAAGATATCAAGGCGGAAGATTTCGATGATCGCATTGATGTCGTTCCCGTATCGGATCCCAATGCATCTAGCATGGCACAACGAATCATGCAGTATCAAGCTGCGCTGCAATTGGCTGCCCAGTCTCCCGATCTGTATGACCTACCACTTCTTCACAGGCAGATGATGGAGCTTATTGGCATCCCCAACGCTGATAAGGTCGTTCCGGAGAAGGATGACATTCTTCCGAGGGATCCCGTTAGCGAAAATCAGGATATACTCATCCTTAGTCCCGTCAAAGCATTTGAATATCAAGATCACGATGCACATATGCGCGTTCACATGGCAATTAAGAATGATCCAGATGTTGCACAGCAGATACAGAATAGTCCGAATGGCCAAGCAATTGGTGGTGCCATGGATGCCCATATCCGTGAACACCTGGCATTTATCTTCCGTAGACAGATTGAAGAGGAACTTGGTGTTCCGTTGCCGCCGACTAATGAGAAGTTGCCGGAAAATATGGAGAAAAGATTGAGTGTTTTGGTTGCCGATGCTGCCGATCAGATGTTGGGCAAGAAAAAGCAGAAGGCCCAGGCGGAGGAACAGGCGAAACAGCAGCAGGATCCAATTATCCAACAGCGCGAACGCGAACTCGCCATCCAGGAACAGGAAGCCCAGAGAAAGCAACAGGCCGACGCCGCCAAGCAGCAGCTTGAAGGGGAGAAGCTCGCAGCCAGCCAGCAGCAAGATGCAGCAGAACTTGCGTTGGCGGGACAAAAATTAGCAGCCAGCCAGCAGCAAGATGCAGCAGAACTTGAGTTGGAACGCGAGAAGCTGGCAAGCAAGGAGCGTATAGAAGCTGCGGGATTGACGCTAGAAGAGCAGGCGTTGATCGCTAAGACTAAATCTAGTCAGCAGAAGATAGATATAGAAACGCAATTAGAAGGATTCAAGCTTGGTCGCGAGCTAGGTAAGGATGCAGATGAGGGCTCAAGGAGGGATGAGGACAAGAAAGATGGATGAGAATGTTCTATCTTTACTTAAAAAGAAAATTAGAATTCAGACGAACGAGCTTACCGATCATTTAGCGAGAGGTGCAGCTAAAGATATGGAAGAGTATCGCAAAATATGCGGTATTATTGAGGGACTAGCGTGGACGGAGCGTGAAATTATAGATTTAGATGAAAAAATAAGGGATTTGTAACTTGCAACTCGCCATTATGGCGCAATAATTTAACGAGAGGTCTTAATGACTACGCTCGCAAAAGAAGTTACGAAGGAAGATGGTGATCAGCCTGGTAAATGGACGAAGGACGAGGAGGGGAATGAGTTGGCATCTCCCGAGAAGGACAAAGATAGATATGCATCGCAGTTGCCGGAGCCCAAGGGCTACAAATTGCTAATTGCACTCCCCGAAATTGATGAAATAACCGATGGGGGCATCATAAGATCAGAAGATTCTCGACATGAAGAGTCCATTGCGACCGTTGTGGGCTGGGTAATGAGCATGGGGCCGGATTCTTACGCAAATTATGCCCGATTTCCCGGTGGGCCGTACTGCCAGGTGGGGGATTGGGTTATTTTTCGAGCGTTTAGCGGTACTAGAATAAAAATTCATGGTAAAGAATTTCGTTTAATCAACGATGATACCGTAGAAGCGGTTGTAGAAGATCCCAGAGGAGTGGAAAGAGCATAATGGCTGATGAAATCAGTAGGATGAGCGAAGAAGACAAGTTTTTGGGCGTCAGAACGACCGTTGATACCACCAAACCGGAAGAAGTAGGGGTTGATGTCGCAGATGACCATCCGGAAGGGGGCCAAGAGGCTTCCGTAGCCGAAACACCGGAAGATGGGGGCACCGCGACCGACGAAGAGCTTTCGCAATTGGGAAATCGTGCCCAAAAACGGATTAAAAAGCTAAAATGGGAGTATCACGAGGAGCGTAGGGCCAAAGAGGCCTCCGACAAGCTTGCAAATGAGGCTATTAATTACACACAGGGGTTACAAACCGAAAATCAGCGCCTTGTGCAGCTTGTTCAGGATTCTCAGACGGCATTAACGGATCAGGCGAAACATCGTGCTAGTGCTACGCTCGTTGTTGCCGAAGAAGCCTTCAAACAGGCGCATGAGTCCGGTGATGCGGAGCAAATTGCGAAAACGCAAAAGGATTTGACCAACGCGCAGCTTGCTCAAGCCTATGCACCGTCCGTTTCGCAGAAAATCATTGATAACTGGAAACGTAATGTACTTGCCCAGGATCAGGCGTTAGCAAGTCAGGTTTCTCAGCAGTATGTACCCGAGGAACTCCCGGCACCTGATGCTAGGGCCGTATCTTGGCAGGAATCGAACGATTGGTTTGGTCAGGACAGGGAGATGACAAGCTTTGCATATGGCGTACATGAAAGACTGGTAGGAGAAGAGGGTATTGACCCAGATTCTGATGAGTACTATAAGTTGATAGATAATCGTATGAAAGAAGTCTTTCCTACGCACTTCGGTAGCAATTCGACGTATTCAGTTGATGCCGCATCTCGCCGCAAGGCGAATCCCGTGGTTGCGCCAGCATCTAGAGGTAATGGCGCACCATCGCAAAGGGTTACGCTGACACAGACCCAGGTCAAACTCGCGGAACGCCTAGGTATAACGCCACAGCAATATGCGGCACAGCTAATCAAGGAGATGTCTTAATGGCTAACGAACGCGCCCCCAGGAAACCCAGAAATACAGAGACTCGTGAGAGCGAGGCTCGTGATGTTTCGTGGGAACCTGCATCGGTTCTTCCGGATCCCGATCCCCAGGATGGTTGGGTGTTCAGATGGATACGAACATCTATGGTAGGCAGCCCAGACAACACGAATGTTTCCAAGAAATTTCGTGAAGGATGGGAACCTGTTAAAGCTGAAGATCATCCAGAACTCCGAATTATGAGCGATCATAAATCGGAGTGGAAAGAAAAGGGAGGAATCGAACTCGGCGGGCTATTGCTCTGTAAGCAATCTGAGGAAAGCGTGGGCAAGAGGCGTGAGTATTACGAAAGACACGCTGCCTCACAGATGCAGGCCGTCGATAACAGTTATATGCGGGAAAGCGATCCTCGAATGCCCGTTCTCCCGCCTGATCGTCAAACTCGTGTGACCTTCGGCGGTGGTAAACGCTGAGGTTATCTAACTAGCAATGTTCGATAGGAAAAATATTATGGCTACTACGGCGGCCCCATACGGGGCCAGGCCCATCGGCACTCTTAGTGCCTCCGGGTCATTTACCAGCAAGACGAGAAATCTGCCGATTATTACGACATATAACACTCTGATTTCCAACGGCGACTTTGTTACGCTCGCGGCAAACGGTACGATTACGAAGAATGCGGGTACAGCTTCGCTTGGTTGCGTTGGGATTTTCTTGGGTTGCTCCTACACGGACCCCACGACCAGCCAGAAGACGTTTTCAAATTATTGGCCCGCGTCGAATGCGGCCACTGATGCGATGGCGTATGTGCTAGACGACCCTAATGTCCTTATTCAGATGCAGGGCAGCGCGTCTATGGAGACTACGGATCGCGGACTGAACGTGGGTGTGGTCGTTACGGCGGGAAGTGCGACGTTTGGCAAGTCCAAGAACGCACTTGATAGCACCACTCCAGCAGTAACGGCCACGCTGCCCCTTCGTATCATTGATTTCGTTGACGGGCCTAGCAGCCTGCCCCCGAAGGGGACAACGGCGAGTGATGCATTTCCAGATGTTATTGTGAAGTTCAATGCTGCGTCTAGCTTCACAGTTTCCCCCCATTCCTACCTAAACTGCTTAGGCGTGTAAGGAGACTGACAAATGGCTATTTCACGCGCACAACTCCTCAAGGAACTACTTCCAGGTTTGAACGCGCTCTTCGGAATGGAGTATGCACGTTATGATGACGAGCATACCGAAATCTATGAGACGGAAGGTTCGGATCGTTCTTTTGAGGAAGAAGTGAAGCTTTCGGGCTTCGACGCGGCACCCGTGAAGGATGAGGGTGATGCGATCTCGTATGACGCCGCACAAGAGTCGTTCGTGGCGCGGTACAACCACGAAACTATCGCCATGGGTTTTGCCATTACGGAAGAGGCCATGGAAGATAATCTTTATGACTCACTGTCGGCTCGCTACACCAAGTCCTTGGCTCGCGCCATGGCTCACACCAAGCAGGTTAAAGCTGTGTTCCCGCTTAACAACGGGTTCACCGCTGCCTATCAGGGCGGCGATGGTGTAAATCTATTCACGGCATCTGGTGACGGCATAACTGGTGGTGACGGTCATCCGCTTGTTTCGGGTGGCAAGAACTCCAATCGTCCGGCTACCGCTGCTGATCTCAATGAGACTTCTCTTGAGGCTGCCGTGATTCAGATTGGTAAATGGACGGATGAGCGTGGCCTGTTGATCGCTGCTCGTCCGAAGACTCTCGTCATCCCGCCCGATTTGCAGTTCGTGGCAACACGGGTGATGAAGTCTGAACTTCGTCCTGGGACTGCCGATAATGACATCAACGCTGTGCGTTCGATGAATATTATTTCGGGAGGTACGGTTGTGAACCACTATCTAACGGACACGGATGCGTGGTTCCTTCTGACGGATATCCCAGACGGGATGAAGCACTTCAAGCGTGTGGCATTGGAAACGAGCATGGACGGTGATTTCGATACCGGAAATGTTCGCTACAAGGCTCGCGAGCGGTACAGCTTTGGTGTCTCCGATCCCCTTGGGATCTGGGGTTCGCCCGGAGCGTAGTATTGTACAACCTTAGTGGGGTGGGGGCTTCGGCCCCTGCCCCCTATGGGGTTTGATTTTTTTTTCCTGACTGCCGATAGATCGGTGGACACTAGCCAAGACAGGAGAAACTCATGGCTAACACAACTTTTTCAGGACCAGTTCGCTCAGAGGGCGGATTTGAACAAGTCACCAAGAATGCAACGACTGGTGCGTTCACTACAAATTTCGATGTTGACTCGGACGGTGCTATTTCCACTAGCAGCACATTAGCTGCGCGGCAGCCCATCATTACGACTTGGGAAGCTTCTGGAGCGATTACCTCTGCTTTGACCATCGCACAGTCAGGTTCCATCGTTCTGATTCATGGAACGCTGGATAACGTGATCAATATTCCAGCATCTTCAAGTGCGAATACGGGTGCATATTTTGACTTCCTAGTCACTACTGCTGTAGGATCTGGCAAGACGACAACGATTGCTATCCCAGCAGCTACGGGAAGCACGTTCTACCTGCAAGCACAGCTTGCGGCAGGATCAGCAGCCAACCCGGTAATCACCAATTCAGGCGACACCTTTACCTTTGTTGCAGCCACGGCAATCGGCGCTCGTTGTCGTATCACCTGTGTATCTGACAATGGTACTGGTCAGGTTTGGATGGCTACTTCTGTTGGAACACCCATTTCGACTGTTGCATAGTGATTCAAGTAGTATATTAGAATGAGATAGACCGCCCATCTAAATGGGTGGGCGGTTTTTATCTCCTATTGCAAGCGGGGCAGGAGTCCTGTCCTTGCGGGGAGAACAAGATGGCTAACGCAACAACGTCCCAAACGATCCAAGACGGCGACCGCATCGCCGTTATGAAATTCACCAATATCTCCGATGGCACAGATGAAGCTAACGAGATAAAGGTCGATGTTTCCGCCCTCCAAGCCGAATCCGGCACCGGAAAAGCCTGCGATGGTGTAACAATCCAGCAGATATGGTATGATCTCTCCGGTATGACCGTAGACATTATGTGGTCTGCGAGTACCCACAAGATCTGCTGGACTCTTAGCGGATACGGTTTCTATGATTTCCGACAAGCTGGACCTCTTACCAATAATGCGACTAGTCCAGACGGAGATGTCGATTTCACTACTACGGGAGCCACCAACGGGGACCGTTATACCGTGATGCTGGCCGTAAGGAAGAGCTACTAATGGCTAAAGATCCGAAAAACTCGACTGCAAAGGTTCCGACGTACAACAAGGTCGCTCGTCAGAAGGCGGAGGCAGATCATAATTGGGGATATTACAGTAGACTTGTTGAAAATTATCCCGACCATGAAGGAGAAGTCGGTCATACAAGCCATATCGCCAAGGAGTATCCTAATTGGAGGGCATTTTAATCATGCCAGCAGATGAAATTATGTCCAAATTCAAGTCAGGTACCCTTAGGTCGGGTTCTGGCCATGAGGTCACGGACAGGGAGCAGGCCAAGGCTATTGCTGCGAGTTATGCTGCAGGCGGACTAATTAGTGGTGGTATGCTCAAAAAGATAGTGGCCAAGAATATGAATCTTGCTGATCTATCTCATATGAGATCTAAGGGGATGATTGGCAACGGATCTAGAATGCCCAAGCTGGCCAAAGGTGGTGTCGTTTCTTACAAGGAATCTGTACGCAAGAAGTTTGGATGTTCTGATGTGGACTCGGGCTGATGGCTACATCTGGAACCGCTACGTTCAACCTTGATATCTCAGAGGTTGTAGAGGAAGCGTTTGAGCGATGTGGCCTTCAGTCGAAGACGGGCTATGATATGGATACGGCTCGTCGGTCGCTGAATCTGCTATCCCTTGAATGGACGAATCGTGGTCTGAATTTCTGGACCGTAGAGCAAGGAACTGCCACCGCATCAGACGGCACTTCCACGATCACGCTACCAGCAGATACCATAGATTTGATTCAGCATTGGATTCGTGATGGATCTGGTACCACGCAAAGTGACTTACCCCTATCACGATTCAGCGTGTCGCAGTATTCCACGATCCCAAACAAGCTTACCGAGGGGCGTCCCGTAAACCTATATATCGACAAGCAGCGTGCTGCTCCGGTTGTATACCTGTGGCCCACCCCTAATAAAGATTACACATTCGTTTATCAGCGTATTCGGCGTATTGAAGATACAGGTGTTGTAGGATCAAATAATCCTGACATCCCTGCTCGCTTCCTTCCGGCGCTTGTATCCGGCTTGGCGTACCTTATATCACAGAAGTACCCCGAAGCGTTCGTTCGATCTGCTGAACTTAAAGCTGAGTATGAATTTCAATGGCAATTAGCAGAACAGGAAGATCGTGACAGAGCGTCTGTTCACTTTGTGCCGGGGGGCTATAGCTGATGGCTAGGTTCGCCAGAGGTAAATATGCGTTCGGGTTCTGCGACCGTACCGGATTTCGTTATAAGCTCAAGGATCTGGTTCCGCAGGTTAAGGCTGGCCGTATGACAGGTCTGATGGTTGGCAAAGATATGCTAGACAAGGACCAGCCCCAGAACTTTCTTGGCAGGCTTGGCGATTATGCTGATCCACAGGCTATTAGGGATCCACGCCCTGACTTATCCCAGGATGATAGCCGAAGGCTTTCGGCATTTGATCCTGTAGGAAATGGTAATGCGGGCGCTTCGGGCAATCTCGTAGCCCATGGTAGGGTCGGCATCGTGACGGTGACCACATGAATTACGCCGAATTGACTGCGGCTATCAAGGATTATTGCGAGAACACTGAATCAGCTTTTGTTGCGGCAATCCCCACGTTCGTCAAGCAGGCTGAACAGCGTATCTATCGTTCAGTCAACCTGCCCGTAAGCCGCAAAAATGTTGCTGGCACGATCACCGATGGCAATCAGTACCTGGGAATGCCTACTGACTTCTTGTTTCCACTATCACTAGCGATTACAAGCTCCAGTAACCAAATATTTTTATTGAACAAAGATGCGAACTTTATTAGATCAACGTATCCCAACGTATCTACGGAAGGTGTCCCCAAGTATTACGGTATTTTTGACAGTGACACATTTATCGTCGGTCCTACGCCTAACGCCGATTTCGTTACGGAGCTTCATTATTACTATCAGCCAGCCTCAATCGTAACGAGTAGTACATCGTGGCTGGGCACTAATGCTGATACAGTTTTGCTTTATGGTTGCTTAGTGGAAGCATACACCTACATGAAAGGCGATGCGGATATGATGCAGCTATATCAACAGAGGTATCAAGAAGCGTTGATGTTATTGAAACTAGAAGCTGAAGGACGGATGACTGGCGATGAATACAGGGATGGTACTATAAGGATATCACCGCAAATGACGACTGCTCAATGATAAGTGGGGAAGTAGGTGATGTCAGCGTCATCACGACGAGCAACTCGACCCTTGGCCCGGAGCATTGGGCCAACCGCGCTACGGAGCAGGTTATTTCTATAGGTGAAGACGCACATCCCTTGATCGTAGACCAAGCGAAGGCGTTCAAGGATCGTATTCGCCATGTCTTCAACTATTATATCAAAGAAGCGATCAAAGAAGATCGCTCCAAGGTAATCACCCTGCTACGTTCAGCAGGTCACAATGATTTAGCTAATTCAGTGGAGAAGTTGTAATGGCTATTACACAGGCGATGTGTACGTCTTTTAAGAAGGAATTGCTGGAAGCGAAGCACAATTTCCTTTTTTCCGGCGGCAACGATTTTAAGATTGCGCTTTATACAAGCAGTGCAACCATGAGCGCATCTACTACAGCGTATTCTGCTACTAATGAGATTAGTGGCACGAACTATACTGCTGAAGGAGAATCGTTAACGCGGGTAGACCCTTCTAGCAGTGGAACTACTGGTTTCACCGATTTCGTTGATGAAACATGGACTACAGCAACATTTACGGCCAGAGGTGCCTTGATATATAACGAGACTACATCAGGTGATCCGGCAGTCATTGTTCTGGATTTCGGTGCAGACAAGACTGCCACCGCTGGTACGTTCACGATTGCTTTTCCTGCGGCAGATGCGAGTAACGCGATTATCCGCATAGCGTAGCATGGCAAATATAACAGGCTGGGGCCGATCTACTTGGGGTTCCGGTACTTGGGGTGAGCCAGTACCCGTTGAAGTAACGGGTGTAGCTGGAACGGGTAGCGTTGGAAGTGTTTCAGTAACAGCCGATGCCAATGTTACCGTAACAGGGGTTGCTGGTACCGGGGCAGTAGGATCGGTCACGGTAGCCGCAGATGCAAATGTTTCCGTCACTGGTCTAGCGGGAACAGCATCGGTAGGAAGCGTCACTGTAACGGGTACTGCAAATGTTACGGCGACGGGAATAGCCGGAACGGGTGCAGTTGGCTCCGTAACGGTAACAGGTGATGGAAGTGTTTCGGTAACAGGATTGGCCGGAACAGCCGCAGTTGGTTCGGTATCGGTAACGGCTGATGCAAATGTTACCCCAACCGGGATCGCGGCGACAGGTGGTGTAGGTTCGGTAACGGTAGCAGGAGATGGAAGTGTAACCGTCACCGGAGTAGCGGGAACGGGTGCGGTAGGAAGCGTTACGACGAGCGTTAGTCAGAATATCGAAGTAACGGGTGTGGTGGGAACAACGGGAATAACTGGAGTCAATGTATGGAGCATCATAGATGATTCTCAGACACCAGATTGGGGAGCGATAGATGACGCACAAACACCGGGATGGTCGGAGGTGCCGGATTCACAGACACCGGGGTGGGCTGCTGTAGATGACGCACAAACACCGGGATGGTCTGGGGTATCCGATTCGCAAACGCCTGATTGGGAAGTTGTGCCCTCATAAGAATCTAGGAATAAAAAATGGCAACATACGTTAATAATTTGAGATTGAAGGAAATTGCTACAGGTGCCGAATCAGGTACTTGGGGCACTTCCACCAACACGAACCTAGAGCTTATAGCAGATGCCCTTGGTTCTGGTACGGAAGCGATTGCAACTAACGCCGACGCTCATACTACTACCATAGCAGATGGTGCGGCTGATGAAGGCCGTGCTTTATTCCTGAAATACACAGGCACTCTGGACTCTGCGTGTACCATTACTCTGGCACCGAACACCATTAACAAGGTGTGGTTCATAGAGAATGCTACAAGCGGCGCTCAAAACATCATTATCAGTCAGGGTTCCGGGGACAATATTACAATAGCCGCAGGAAAAATTGCGGTAATATTCACCGATGGTGCCGGATCTGGAGCGACTGTCTTGGACGCGCTTGCTGATCTGGAGTTGAGTAGCACCCTGTCGGTAGCCGGTGCTAGTACACTAACGGGCGTTACAACTCATGGCGGCAATGTTGTATCAGATACCGATTCTACAGATGATCTGGGTACAACGGGAGTGCGTTGGGCGAATTTGTGGGTAGACGATGTCATAGCGACTACTACCGTCAAGCCCGGAACCCTAGTTCTAGGCGCTGGTTCGATCACCGACACATCTGGCGCGATAACCTTTGGTAATGAAAACTTGGTTACCACGGGCACATTAGGAAGTGGGGCTCTAACTGCTGGTGCGATTTCGGGAACTACGCTCTCGACCACGGGCAATGTCACATTCGCTGGCTTGCTGGGCATCGGTTCCGCAGCCAACGCCGCAGTCGCCCTGAACATCACATCGAACGACATGGCGGGAACGGGCCAATACGGCCTCAACGTCAACCCGACATTTACGAGTGATGCCACAGCGAGTGGCTACGGTGTGAGGGTGCTTGCTGCCACAATCAATGAATCTTTCACGCAAGCCAATACATACGGAATCCTGATAGAGTCGGGCTACGAAGGCTCGGGTTCTACTATCACCAACCTGTACGGGTTGAAGGTTGAGAACCAGACGAGCGGTGGCACCAACTACGCGATCCATACGGGGACCGGGGCAGTGTCGTTCGGTGATAATGTCGGAATGGGTACAGGTGCTGGGACTGGCCACGCACTGGAAGTTGTTGAGGACGCATCCGACACCAACATGGGGCGCTTCAAGTACACAGCGACGGCAGCGCCATCAGCATCAAAGGGCCTGAACCTTTGGAACACTGCTACAGGCTCGACCACGGACGGCGGGTTGGTATTTTCGATGTCCGATAATGGCGGAGTCGAGCGGTATGCGGGTTCGATCACCGTGGACAAAGTTGGGACATGGACCTCCACGGCTTCCACCCGTGACGGACAGATGCGCTTCAATACCGCCGTCGATGGTGTGATCGCGGAGCGGTTTAGAATTAAGCAAACGGGAGTGGTCAACTTTACGAGTAACGTGGAGATGGCCGGAGACTTAGCTGTTACAGGTGCTGTCTCCAAGGGTTCAGGTAGCTTTAAAATCGCCCACCCGCTGCCAGCCAAAACGGACACGCACTACCTCGTCCACAGTTTCATAGAAGGGCCGCAAGCAGATCTAATTTATAGGGGTGTCGCTAATCTTTCTGGTGGCTCCGCGACCGTGGACCTAGACGAAGCTGCTGGCATGAGCGCAGGAACATGGGAGCTTCTGTGCCGCGACCCACAGGCGTGGATACAGAATGACAGCGGGTGGGACGCAGTCCGTGGCTCAGTCGAAGGAAACACTCTCACGATTGAGTGCGAGGAGGCGAGTTCCAGCGATACCGTGAGTTGGATGATTGTGGCAGAGCGTTGCGATCCACATATGATGGAAACGGGATGGACCGACGATGATGGTCGTGTAATTGTCGAGCCTGAGAAAGAGTCCCCGCTGGGACCGAATGGAGGATAGTGTGGGGGAAATCCTATCTTTCCTCGCGATCCCAGCCGCTGCGGGTGCGGCTTGGGCTGGAGTGAAAAGCGGATTAAATGGAGCAAGGCATTCGATTATGGAGATTGAGCGAATTGTTAACAGGCTGGACGAAAAGGTGGATAATCATGGGGAACGCCTTGCGGCGATTGAAGCGGAAACGGGCAACCTCAAGGAAAGAGTCACCAATGCTAGAAAGTGAAGATATGTCAATTGAGGAAAAGCCGAATGGGCTACTTACCAGAGATATTCGTTTTTCTTTGGAGCAAGCCAATTTAGCTAAAAACTTGCTTCAGGCCGTAAATCAATCTCGCGATGTACACATTGATGCTCAGTCCAAGTGGGAAGCTTTTCTCATAGGCATAGGGATGCGTCCCGGTGATGAGATTGTCGGGGGTGACCTAGATAGCGGTGATCCGAATAAGCGTTGCCTAACGATTAAGACGAGTAACGGTATCGCTAAGGAATAATAGCTATGCCCTTTACTAAAATCTCGCCCAAAGCTGGGCTTTTCACGGATGGTACTAGGTACTCCGCGCAGGGTACTTGGTATGATTCTGATAAGGTGCGATTTCGTAAGGGATTTGCTGAGAAGATCGGTGGTTGGACTAAGTATGTTCTAGCGACCTACTTAGGAACTGCCAGAAAGCTTCACGATTGGGTCACCGATTCCGGTAACAAGTATGTTGGAATCGGGACTAATCTGAAGCTATATGTAAACTTTGGTGATAACTACTACGATATTACCCCTATCCGTACCACGATCACCCTT